TCTAGTATCACAGAAATATTTATTAATATATCTAAGGCAGGGCCGGGTACAGCCTTCAGAGGTTTTAGAGATGCAGTAATGAACGGCTCTCAAAAAATGTATTACGATTCTATGGATCAATTACAAAAAGTACATGGTATGACTAGAGCCGAAGCAAGATATGAACTTAATCAGTTAGGTATTGCTTTAGATCAAGCAACAGCAGACATGGTTGAAAGATTAAGTGGTGATACATTATCTAATGCAACTATGAGGAAAGTAAGTAATAAGTTTTTTAGGTTTACGCTTTTAGATCAATGGACAAAAACAGTACAGCTTACTTCTTATATAACTGGTAAAAGATTAATTACTGAAAATATAGAAAACTTGGCATCTAAAATGCCTTTAATAGAAGCCGGAAAAATATCCAGAAGGATGCAGCGACAAATAGATGAGCTTAAAGATTTAGGTATAGATGATTATACTGAAGGTGTTAAGTGGTATAACGATGGGGCTAAACTAGATGATCCTTTTTATAGTAAAATAAAAAGAGGTGGAGGAACATATACTAACGAAGTTATTTTAAATCCTACCGCACAATCAGGTTTAAAACCTACATTTATGTCCAATCCTAAGACTGCAGTTTTCGGTCAGTTACTTGGATACCCTGCTGCTTTTACTAATACTGTTATGAAAGGAGTTGGAAAACAAATAGCTAGAAATCCAGAAACATTATTAACTAATCATCTTCCTGCTGTAGCAATAATGACAGGCGTAGCTTCTTTAGCTAATGGAATACGAAGCGATGGTAAAGCTTACGAAGATAAAGAAGCTTTTGAAATAGCTCTTGATGGTTTGGTAAGAACAGGTGCTAATGGTCTTCTTGCTGATATGATGAAAAGGGGAGCAGATGCAGCAGAATATTACCAAGACCCTATAGCTTTATTTACAGGGTTAGGAGTAATACCGGGAGATCTCTATAAGTTAGCTCGTCAAGGAGATATACTTTCTTTCCTAGTTAATAAAGCTCCCGGTACTGGCGTTAGAGATTTACTTCTAGGATTGTATGATGAAGACGCACCAGATGACTTTAAAGATTTTTGGAGAGAAGCGGATAAATCATTAACAGATGTATTAGTTCGTGATAAAGATGTTTCTGCTAAAGTTCCTTTTTATAAAGGCGGTGAAGTTTACAACGTACCTCAAGTTCCTATAGAACCTGATGAACGTATAGATAAAATGACAGGTTTACCATATGACATACAAGCCGGAGAAGCTTATGTAGATGCAGAGGATCGTGATATACGCAAAGAGTTTGGTAAAGGTGGTAAAGTTTTAAATACTTTAATTAACATGGGAGCGCATAAGGTTTTTGGTGTTGACCATAAAGCTAAAAGAAAAAATGAAAAGGATGCTGTTACTATACTTCAACAAGCAATCTTGGATAATAAAGTTCCGGCACACTATTCTGTGCCTGTAGATGAATATGGTTTTATAGAAGACTTTCAATCAAAAAAAAATAAACCTTTATTTGAAGCAGGTATATATAATGAAGAAGTTTTCAATGCAATTAATCATGGTTTATTAAGTTACAGACAAGGTTCAAGTCCTACAAGAAAAGCAGCTTTACAACTTAAAGAAGGACTGCAGGGGCTTACTGCTTCTGATCCGAGAACTGAGCAGTTAGATGCTTGGAATAATGCAAGAGCTTTTAATTTAAGAAAACAAAATTTAACAGAAGAACAAGTTATGCAAGAATTAGTTAATGACTATGAAAGAACTACTCAGAAACTAATGAATAGAGAGCCATTAATAAGAGGTGAAGATTCAATTTATAATGTAGATGATTTACCTAGACAGTATCAAAGCTCTACCGATTGGACAGGAATTACTATGCCTCCAAGAAATCAAAGAAATACAGGTGGTAAAATACTAGGAAGTCTCCATAGGAACTGCACATGAAATACTTTACCGAAGATGAACTGAAATGTTCTCATTGCGGAGAAAGTGGAATGGATGCAACCTTTATGAAAAGGATAGAAGCTTTAAGAGAGGAGCTTGGATTCCCTTTCCCTGTTAATAGTGGCTATAGATGTCCCGAACATCCTATAGAAGCACGTAAGAATAGTCCGGGCGCACACGCAACAGGCCATGCAATAGATATTGGAGTACGTGGCGCACAAGCTCACACACTTTTATATGCTGCTTTAGAGGCAGGGTTCACAGGAATCGGGGTCAACCAGAAAGGCGGCAGTAGATTTATACACTTAGATGACATAGAAAATTCAACAGATCGGCCTAGACCGACAGTATGGAGTTATTAATATGAAATATTTACTACTAACTGGAGCAATGTTATTTAGCTCTATGGCTTATGGAAGCCCTACTTATGTAGATGATGTGGCTGAAATAATAAATAATAACTGTGTTGTGTGTCACCGCGAGGGTGGTATTGGCCCAATGCAATTTGAAAACTATGAACAAGTACGCCCGTGGAGTCCTTTAATACAACTCAAAGTAGCGAGTCGTGAGATGCCTCCTTATGCTTACGATCAAGATATAGGAATACAGGAATTACATGGCGATTGGAGGCTCTCTGAAGCTGATATAGACACGATAGTAGAGTGGGTTAATGCCGGATCAGAGTATGGAGATACTGACGTTGTAGTACAGCCTCCGTTCCTTTCAGACCCCGATCAATGGAACTTCTACGGAGACTTAGGAGAACCTACATTGGTTATACCTTCTACCCCTATAGATATACCCGCTTCAGGTAATGATCTCTGGCACAAGCACAATGTATCTAGTGGCCTGACAGAAGATAGATGTATTAAAGCTATTCAAGTTAAGCCTAGAGGGGATGCTAAGAGTGTAGTACATCACGCCAATAGTTCTGTTACTGTAGACGGTGAGAGATATGGGATGCTTACTGAATATGCGATGGGCAAATGGGGCGAGATAGTTCCTGAAGGTGTATGCCGCACTATCCCTGCTAACTCTGAGATAGCTTGGGACATTCATATGTTTCCCGGTGGTTTAGGAGCTATAGCACCCGGCACAGTTATAGAAGATAACGTAGTAGAGATAGGGCTGTGGCTATATTCTCCAGAGGAATCTGAAGAACTTGCATATGCACAAGACTTAAAGCTATATAGAATAAGTAACCAAGAAGATATTGCTATCCCGCCTCACGGCTATAGCATGACTCAAGGCTTTCATTCTTTTGATCATCCAGTTCGTATAGACTCATGGCAACCGCATGGTCATCTCAGGATGAATGCAGCAAGCTTTGAGATATTCTATCCAGACAAAGGAATAACAGAGCAGATTAGTCAGGTATCTAACTGGAGTGCGACATGGCATCACAGTCATATATATGAACCAGATTTTGCACCGCTTCTTCCAACAGGAGCAGTCTTAATTTTAAAGCAATGGTACGACAATACTGAAGATAATCCCAATAACCCTGATGCTGATCAATGGGTATATGGTGGTAGTAGAACAGGCGATGAGATGACTCATGCTTGGATAGCTGTCACACACCTTGATGAAGAAAAGTATCAAGAACTTTTAACCGAAAGAAACAACAGGAGAATGATAGCAACGAAATGAAATATCTAAGTTTAGGTATATTGATACTAATGACAGGGTGTACTGGTAGCGGAATGAATATATATTTACAAGACTATCCTGAGTGGAATTGGGTAGATCAAACTGTGTTTATGCACAATGTTAGAACTTGTAGGAGTATGGATTATTGCGCTGCCGAACAATTATTTGATAGATAATTAGGGGGCAGTAATGATTGAAGTAACAGTAGCTATTGCTGCTGCTAGTCGTGCCGTAACGCTTATAAAAAAGGGATTAAGTTTAGGGAAGGACACACAAGAATTAAGCTCTCAGTTTGCACAATTCTTTGATGCAAAAGATAGGATTGACACAGCTAAAGCTGCCGCAGAGAACGCCCCTTTAGGTAAGAAGGTGTTCGCGGCTCAATCTGTAGAGGCATATGCACTAGAAGTAGCACTGGCAGAACATAAAGCAAAAGACCTAGAGAAACAACTAAGAGAACTTTTTGTATACAGTGGACAGGCTGATGTTTATAGCTCCATGATGAGAGCGAGGCAACAGGAACGTCAGAGAAGATTGCAAGTAGCTAGGAAAATGGCAGAGCAGAAAAGACTCATGCTTGATTTGGTTTTAATAGGAACTATATTTATAACTGTAGTAGGCATAGTAGGTTTTTCAATATACTCAATAATGTAGGAGCATAGTAAATGTTAGCACTCTATACAGAAGCACAATTAGGAGCAGCTTATCAGATATACGCACGTATACACGCTGCTAAAGAATTAGACATAGTAGACTTTGAAACATATAGAACTATATTTGAGAATCAATATATGGCTATGACTAAATCCGATACAATATTTGATGGGGTAGAAGAAGGGACAACGCACTAAGCATGAACGCAAAGAAGTTAGAACTACAATCTAAGTATGAGCAGTTTGATCTAGATAAAGATGGGATTGTAAGTGATGAAGAAATAGACCGCGCTAAAGAAATGATTGACTTAGAGTTAAGAGAAGAGAAATCAGAAGCTCAAAAGTTAATGGCATGGTTAGCTATAATTGTTATGACAGTTACTACTATAGTATTGTTTACTCCCATTATTCCAGACAGCAGAGTGAACGCCCTCTCCGATCTATTAGGTTTATTTTATTTTTCATTGTGCGGAATTGTAGGTACTTACATGGGTGCTACAGCTTTCATGCACAAGCCAAGTAAATAACTAAGCTAAACTTTTAACTTCTTTTTCTAGATAACTATGAAGCCCTTCTAGTTTTACAGAACCTTCCTTAACTACTTTCTTTATAATAGGTATCTCATCTTCTGGAAAAATTCTTTCTATATCTTCCAATGGTAGATATTTAAATTCAGATATTATATTTCCATCTCTGGCTATAAAAACTCTAAACGAAACTAGATTCCCTTCTTCTTGATTTGTATCCATACTACCTCCTAGTCTTCAACTCCAAGACTCTTGAATTGGACAGTATCTAAATTGCCCTTTATGCCTCCCTTCATATAAGTAGTAGCTCTGCCCTCAAAAAAGTTTTGGTGTTCCACTCCTAGAACATCATCTATCCAATTAAGCGGGTTATCCTTTACTCCAAAATTAGTTTTCAAACCTAGCTGTAGTAAACGTCTGTCTGCTATATACCTTATATATTGTTTCATTTCAGATTTAGTTAATCCTTGTATGTTCCCCATCTCAAATACTAAATCTAAAAACTTATCTTCTAACTTTACCATATCTCTACAGACTTGATAGATTTCCTTTTTAAAATCGTCTGTCCATAGATGGATATTTTCTTTCATAAATTCTCTAAAGAGTTTTGTCATTGCCTCAACATGAAGTGACTCATCACGTATGCTGTAAGTAACTATTTGCCCCATGCCTTTCATCTTACCAAAGCGCGGAAAGTTTAAAAGGATTGCAAAGCTACTAAAGAGTTGTAGCCCCTCAGTAAAGGCTGAATAGATTGCTAAGTTCTTAGCTATAGATTCTTTATTATTAATTTTAAGAGGCGAGTTACTTATGTATTCATGCTTATCAGCCATAGCCTCATACTCAGCAAATGCCTTATACTCAATCTCAGGCATCCCTACAGTATCTAATAGAAGACTGTAAGCGTGTTGATGTATAGACTCCATGTTCGCAAAGGCAGTCATCATCATTCTAGATTCAGGCTTTTTAAATACCCGCATATACCTATCTATATAGCCCGATGCTACATCCACATCTGATTGAGTAAACAATCTAAATATCTGAGTCAGTAAATTCTTTTCTGACCTGTCCATTTCCTGCCAATCTTTCACATCATTATGAAGCGGCACATCTTCAGGCAACCATATCATTTGATTCTGTTGGACGTAGTAATCAAACATCCACGGATAATCAAAAGGTTTATAATATTCTCTGGTTGTCAACAAACTCATTTTAAATTTCCTCTGTTTAAATTATATTCCCAATACTCTACGATCATTCCTTTTGGTATAACCATTATAGCATTTACATATTCTTTGTCTTTATCATTATGATAAATATCAGTAGCAAGAATAATTTCTTTTGGGTTATCAGCAACTAGCCAACCTACTGTTGAACGTAGTATAGGCTTTAACTTTTTTGCATCTTCTATGAGAACATCTTGAGTATCTATCCAAGCATCTTCCCATTTAACCTCAAGAACTTTAGCCTTCACAACTCAAGCACCCCTCATCTTCTAAGTTAATTTTAGGTATCTTTATATTTACATTCTCTGTACTACGCGCTGCATCAGAACGTAGATAGTATAAAGATTTAAGTTTATGTACTCCCGCCCAATGTATATCATTTAAATATTGTAAGAAAGCATCATGCGTTTCTTGATCTGCTTCTATGGAAGGGGGTTTAAAAAATAAGTTTACGCTCTGGCTTTGGCAGATATATTTCTGACGCATAGAAGCGTGTTCTATAATCCATATCTGATTTATTTCTGGAGCAGTTTTAAATATTTCTTTTTGACTATCAGATAATATATCTAAATGCTGTACTGAGCCTTCATGCGCTGTAATATCTTTCCATATCTCTTCTCGCTTTTTTCCAGTAGGAACAAGCTCATACAGTAGATCATCAAGATATTTATTCTTAACTTTAAAGCTTCCGGTAAGAGTCTTATGTGTATAAACATTAGCCCTGTTAGGTTCTATAGAAGGGCTTGTGCCGCCACATATAATAGAACTAGAAGCATTGGGAGCAACTGCAAGTAGATGAGCATTACGTTTTCCACTACCTTTCATGTCAGGAGCTTCGCCCCTTTCTTCAGCTAATTGTTTAGATGCTAACTCGGCTCTACTTTTAATTAAAGAAAAAGATTTGTTGTTGAAAGAAGAAGCATACATACTTTCAAAAGGAATATTATTTCTTTGCAAATAACTATGAAAGCCCATCGCCCCAAGACCTATTGATCTTTCTCGCATAGCTGAGTAAGCAGCTTTATCATAGCCGGGTTTATTACCTACTGCATCTATAAAGTTTTGAAGAACATTATCTAACATTGTTATAAGATCACTAATAAAGTTTTCATCCTTAGACCATTCATCAAAGTATTCTAAGTTCACACTAGACAAACAACAAACTGCTGTCCTATCTTCATTAGTTGGTAAAGTTATTTCAGAACATAGATTACTTTGTTTTATTTCTAATCCTAATTTCTTTTGCTCTACTGGTAAAGCTTCGTTACAAGTATCTATATTAACTATATAAGGTTCTCCTGTTTCCATACGTGCTTGTATTATTTGAAACCATAAATCTCTAGCTTGTACAATCTTTACAGCAGTATTAGTTTTAGGATCAATAAGCCGCCACTCTGCTCCCTCTGCTACAGCTTCTAAGAATTTATTATTTATATTAATAGCGTTGTGTAGATTCAAACATTTTCTATTTAAATCTCCACCTGTAGTCTTACGCATATTAATAAACTCTTCTACTTCTGGATGCGATATATTTATATAAGCTGCGTAACTTCCTCTTCTAGTTATGCCCTGATTAAAGGCTAACATCTGAGAATCTACAACGTGCATAAAGGGTATTGATCCAGTACTGCGACTCCCGTTAGAAGTATCCACGCCATTGCTCCGAACATCACCCCAATATCCACCGATGCCTCCACCTCCACTTGCAAGCCATATGTTTTCATCATAATGGCTAGATAACCCATCCCTAGAATCAGGTACATAGTTAAGAAAACAACTGATAGGTAGACCGCGAGAAGTTCCCCCGTTAGAAAGTATAGGAGTACTGAAGCTAAACCAATGATTACTAGCGTACTCGTAAAGTCTCTGTCCAAGATCAAAGTCAATGTGTCCTTTATAAGTAGCGCCAAAAATACTGGCACGTGCAAAAGCTTGTTGAGCATGAGTCTCTCCTTCCCATAAATATCTATCTATAATAGTTTGTTTGCTAAAATTATTTAATACTTTATCTTTATCATAATCAATATGAATACCTAAATATGGCTGAACCCCTATCTTCTCAGTCATTAGTTTGTTTCTCCTTGCGTTTTACTTTTTGTTTTTTAGGTTTCGGTTTCTGTTGATTCTTTTTCCGGTTGTACTTGTCAGTCCTTTCGGCTTTACGATCCCACATTATTTTATACCTTTGTAACTTCGTTTATAAGTTTTTCAAGATACCATTTAGCTTTTTGTAAATCCTTTACATTATCTTTATACCTAAATCTCCATACATATTTTAAAACATTACCGCGCAGATAGCCCTCAAATTCCTCCTTAGTTGAGGCAGCGTCTATTGCTTCAATACATTCTACCTTACCATTATTATAATGGACTGGATGATTAACGTCATCTTTCAAGTGTATAGTATTACCATCATCCTTATGTAGTTCTCTGTTTATTGTATTCCATTCATCAGGTGTTACATTATCAATACTCATAGTGTCTCCTATTCACTCTCAATATTTAAAGTATTATCTTTTCGGTAGTTCATATCTACCCACTCACTCGGTAAAGAGTCTTCACTATACCACTCAAATCCATTTGCGGAAGCCCATTCTCCATGACTTCTTTTAGTGCCATCCTTTCTTCTCTTAGCTTGTGGCATTGGAGCAGAAGGATTAGCAAATAAAAAAACTAATTCTGTGTTAGGCGGCAAAGCCTTTTTAATCCACACATATTTACTGTACTCAGCAAAGTCCCAAAATCTTCCTTTAGCTTCTAAAAGAATTATCTTGTTTCCCATAATTCTAACAAAGTCAGGTTCATATATATGTTCTATTATATATGCTACTTCTTTAGTATGATGATCCCATTGTTTAAGAAGACCGTTATGTAATTCATGTTCCCAATTAGAATCATAACTAGGAGGAAC